TCAGCGAGCGGGATCAAGCTGTGATGTGGCGTCTGCCAGCGAGTAAGGGCGGAACCGGATGACCTCCTCACCAAGGATTTCGTTCACCTCGCGGAACGCCTGCTGCAGGGGCTCAAGCTCGTTGGCGACGAAGACCCTGGCTGCCTTCTCGACATCGCCGAAGCCGGCGGTGTTCTGGGGGATGATGCCCATCAGCTGGGGCGGGACGCGGTGGCCGGCGAGCTGGTCATCCCGGGTGATGTTCTTGATGTTCCAGAACTCGTCTTTCGCCGCGACCTCGCTCACCGGGATGATTTGCACCCCGTCCTTTTTGCCGTTCGGCGAGTAGAGGAACAGGTTGCGGAAGTTGCCCGGGCCCTTGGACTCCTTCAGAGCCTGGCGCATCGCATCGATGTCGTCCTGCTGCTGGGCGGCATCGGTGACGTACAGAATGAAGCCGGCGTGGCTGCCGTTCAGGTAGTACTTGCGCCGGAACAGCGTCGAGGATTCATTCAGCCAGGCGCTCTGCAGGCTGCCCAGGTAGTCGGGCACGCCGTAGACCTCCTGGTCAATGTCCGGCTCCATCAGGTGGATGATCCGCCCGCGCTTGAACTCGGTCCGTTCGAGCCAGCTCGGAACCCACCAGTAGCGATCCAGCTCCACGCCGCGGCGCATGTACTTGGCCCGGGCCGGCCGCAGCGCGAGCAGCCGACCGAGCCGACCGGTCACCTCCTCGAGGTAGCTGTTACCGAACACCAGGTGGTCCAGGGCCAGTGCGGCGAAAGACCGGCGGCTCAGCAGCCGATGCGGAATGAAGGTCTTCACCAGGATGTTCCGCTTCACCTGCAGCGCGCTGCCATGGTGGGCGGTCGCGCGGTAGGACTTGGCCAGAGCCGGGAAATCCACGGGCGGCTCGTACCACTCGTTCGCCGAGAGCCAGCACCCGGTGTAGAGAAAATCGAACCGGTCGAGCACCGGCGTGGGATCGCCGAAGCTGAAGGCCTCCATTCGCGGGGCTGCGGTCGTGGTGCTCTGGTCGCTCATCCGTAGATCTCCATCATGGACTGGCCGGTGCCGGTGGCCGGGCCGTCGAGGGGTTCGTTGTGGAGGGCGTGCATGGTCGCCCACGCAAGCTCGGCATGGCCGGTCTCATTGCTGCGGCCTGACCGGTAGGTGATCTGCCGGCCGCCATCGGTCAGCGTCCGCCGGATCGCCATGAATGACTGCGCGAGGTCCGTCCAGCCAGCGTCGAACTCGAGCCGCCCCTTCGACATGACGTGCTGAGTCTTCATCACGAGCCGCGCCTTGATCTCCGGCGTGTAGCGGAACCGCGTGACGGTCGGGAAAAAGCCCTGGACCAGCTCCGCGACGGCCTCTCCGAGCCCGGTCGTGTCGATGCCGATGTAAGTGACGTGGTAACGCTGGGTGATCTTGCGGATCGCCTCGGCCTGGGCCTCGTAGTCCATCCCGCGAAGGCGCTGGCGCTCGACGACCCGGTGCTTGTCGCTGCGGGTCTTCGCCGGCGAGAGCACAACGAGCCCGGCGCCATCGCCGTCCTCCCCGCCACCCGATGGGTCGTAACCGACCCAGACGTCCTGGTCGCCCAACGGCCGCGCACTGAACGGCGCGAAATCCCGCCACAGCTCCCAGCTGTCCACCATGCATTCCTGCAGGGTCGCGAGCGGAAAGGCGGAGAGCGTGTCATCCACGAACTGGCACATGAGCAGGTTCGAGAACTCGTCCGCCGAGTACTCGAGGCGCAGCTGGTCCAGATCGAAGAGATCGCAGCCGCCGTCGATCGCATCCTCGACGGTGACGATCTGTCGCCACTGCCCGTCCGGGCCGAGCGCGCCGCCGCGCAGCGCCTGGTGGCTCACGTCGATTTCAACCCGATCCGCCTTGGCCCGGCGCTTGTTGAACATCGCACCGGTCCAGAATGGGTAGGCCTCGTGGGAGACGCTGGATGGCGTGCTGAAGTAGGTCTGCCGCCACTTCTTGTGCATCGCCATGCCGGAGGCGACCTTCCGGAACTCCTGGAAGCGCTGGATCCAGAAGTATTCGTCCATGTAGATGTCGCCGTGATAGCTCTGCGCGGTCCGGGCGTTGGTGCCGAGGAAATAGAGGCAGGCGCCGTTGCTCAGCACCAGCGGATCGCCGCGCAGCTCCACCCCCGTCTCGTCCTTCACGAACTGGACGATGTACTGCCGGAACACATGCGCCTGCGCCTTCGAGGCCGACATGAAGATCTTGTTCTTACCGGTCTGCAGCGCATCGACGACCGCCTCGCGGGCGAAGTACCAGGTGGCGCCGATCTGCCGGCTCTTGAGCAGGTTCCGGATCCGGTTGGTGACTCCCGCCCGGTACCAGGCTCGCTGGTAGCCGAACAGCGAGGCATCGAAGGCGTCGGCCAGCTTCGCCACTCCGTCCTCGTCCACATGATTCTTCTGCGGCTTGCGGTGCGGAACGGCGTTGCGGTTGTTGATCTTCGGGTTAAGGTCCGACTCCCGGCCGGTCTCCTGGTACCGGTGCACGCGCGCCAAGCGCTCGATCTGCCGGCCGAGCAGATCGATCTCCTTGAAGTCCTTCCCCTCCTTGCCCTCCTTCGTGATCAGCTGGATGAGCCGAGCCTCTAGCGTGCCCTCCACCCGCTCGGTGGGGCTCGCGTCATCCCAGGCGTCCCGCCGCTTCCAGCTATGAACCGTCGCCGGCTTCTCGCCGAGCAGCTCGGCAATACGCGCCACGCGCCATCCCTGCCAGTAGAGATTGCGGGCGCTGACGCGGGGAGATCCGGTGACGTCGGGCAGCGTGCTCATGCCGGCAGCGTACCCGCCGCCCCTACCCGGCCCATTTCAGCCGGCGTGTAACGACAAGGGCTTACACCGCGCGCGCGTTGTGACCCTGCGGCCGTCCCGCGAACCTGACGACATCGCAGCCGCCCCGCATTTCCGAGGACAGACCATGCCGAAACGCTTCCGCGTCGCCACCGAAGGCGCCACCACCGACGGCCGCACCATCAGCCGGACGTGGATCGAGCAGATGGCCGCCAACTACGACCCGGCGCGCTACGGCGCCCGAATCTGGCTGGAGCACATGCGCGGCCTGTTCCCGGACGGCCCGATGCCCGCCCTCGGCGACGTGGTCGCCCTGAGCGCCATGGAGGAGGACGGCAAGCTCGCCCTCTACGCCGAGCTCGACCCGACCGACCGGCTCAAGGAGATCAACGACAGCCGGCAGAAGGTGTACACCTCGATCGAGGTCGATCCCGACTTCGCCGGCAGCGGCGAGGCCTATCTGATCGGCCTCGGCGTCACCGACAGCCCGGCGAGCCTCGGCACGGAGATGCTCAAGTTCTCCTCCCAGCAGGGCGAGGACAGCCCGCTGGCGGCCCGCAAGCAAAGCCCCCGCAACGTCTTCAGCGCCGCCGTCGAGACCGAGCTCGACTTCAGCGAGACGGACCCGGCCCCCGCGGCACCGGACGACAAGCCGAGCCTGTTCGACGCCGTCAAGGCGCTGTTCACCAAGTACCGCAAAGCTGGTCAAGCCGACCTGGGCGCCTTTCGAGCCGACCTCGAGCATACGCTGGAGCTGTTCGTGAAAGAGAACAGCGAGCTGCGCAGCCAGCTCGAGCAGCGCGCCGCGGCCGACGACTTCGCGAAGCTTCAGGAGCAGCACCAGGCGCTGAGCCGGGAGTTTTCCGCGCTGCGCGAGAAGCTCGACGCCACGCCCGACTCCCCCAACCGCTCCAGCGCCACCGGCACCGACGGCGGCATCGAAACCGACTGCTAAGAGGCCACAATGCGTAACGACACCCGCAAACAGTACGAGGCTTTCACCTCGCGCGTCGCTCAGCTGAACGGCGTCGGCGATGCCTCCAAGACCTTCGCCGTCGAGCCCAGCGTGCAGCAGACCCTGGAGACCAAGGTCCAGGAGAGCTCCGAGTTCCTCGGCCGGATCAACGTGGTCGGCGTCGACGAGCTCAAGGGCGAGAAGCTCGGCCTCGGTATCTCCGGCCCGATCGCCGGCCGCACCGACACCAGCGCCAACGACCGCCAGACCCGAGACCTGTCGAGCCTGGAGGCCGCCGGCTACGAATGCCGCAAGACCGAATTCGACACCCACATCGGCTACGGCAAGCTCGATGCCTGGGCCAAGTTCCCCGACTTCCAGGTCCGCGTGCGCAACGCCATCATCCGCCAGCAGGCGCTCGACCGGATCATGATCGGCTTCAACGGCACCTCCGCCGCGGCCGCCACCGACCGCGTGGCCAACCCCCTGCTGCAGGATGTCAACGTCGGCTGGCTGCAGTCCTACCGGAGCAACGCCCCTGAGCGCGTGCTGGCCGAGGTGGTGGCGGCCTCCGGCCAGGTCACCGTCGGCGCCGGTGGCGACTACGAGAACCTGGACGCCCTGGTGTTCGACGTGGTCAACGAGCTGATCGACCCGTGGCATCGTGAGTCCACCGACCTGGTGGCCATCTGCGGCCGGAAGATCCTCGCGGACAAGTACTTCCCGCTGATCAACCAGCAGAACGCCCCCACCGAGCAGCGGGCGCTGGACCTGATCGTCAGCCAGAAGCGCATGGGCGGCCAGCAGGCCGTGCGCGTCCCCTTCTTCCCCGACGGCACGCTGTTCATCACCACCCTCGACAACCTGTCGCTGTACTGGCAGCTCGGCGGTCGCCGGCGGCATGTGGTCGAGAACCCGAAGCGCGACCGCATCGAGAACTACGAGTCCTCCAACGACGCCTACGTGGTCGAGGACTTCGGCGCCGGCTGCCTGGTCGAGAACATCACCTTCGTCTGAGGCGAAGCCGCACCGGGAGAGACGCCATGACCAGCCCCGCACGCAAGCACTTCCAGCGCGTCGCCGCCGCCAAGGCGGCGGCCGACGCCGGCGAGTCGACCATGAGCGGCGATGCTCACCAGCTGATGCTGGCCGCCCTCGTCGAGGACCGGCGCCGGTTGAAGGACATCCAGAGCATCGAGCGCAAGATCGAGGTCAAGCGCGAGCTGCTGCCCAACTACGCGGGCTACGTCTCAGGCGTCCTGGAATCCGGCCAGGGCGCCCAGGATGAAGTGCTGATGACCGTGATGATCTGGTGCTTCGACACCGGAGAGACCTCACTCGGGCTCGACATCGCAGAGTACGCGCTGCGCCATGATCTCGTGCCGCCAGACCGCTACCAGCGCGGCACCGCCGCCATCGTCGCCGAGGAGGTCGCCGTGCACGCGCTCCGCGAGCTGGACGGCGACCACGCCGTACCCGAGAGCGTCCTGCGCAACCTCGAACGTGCCCGGGATCTGACGGCGGACGCCGACATGCACGACCAGATCCGCGCGAAGCTGCACAAGGCCATGGGCTACGCCCTACGCGCCACCGGCCACCACGACGAAGCCCCGGAGGCGTTCGAGCAGGCGCTGGAGCATCTCAGGCGCGCCGTCGAGCTCGATGACCGCATCGGCGTGAAAAAGGATATCGAGCGCCTCGAGCGCGAACTGAAGAAACAGCCCAGCCAGGCGCAAGCCTGACTGCGTCACCGAGTCGGTAACCCCGGCGCCAGGCGGCGCGGCGCTGATTGCGGTTTGCTCTCCTCCCGCATGACGCGCCGCCCACCGCCTCATTCGAGGGCATGCCATGAGCCTGATCGCCACCGGCAGCACCGCGGCAGCCGCAGCCGAGCCGATCGAGAACAACGGCTTCTGGCCGGACATCGACCCCGCACACTTCCGCGAGGCGCAGCGTGTGGACAGCACGGTCACTGCCGCACGCGTCCGTGATGCACTCCTCGCCGGCATCGTCGACGCCAACCTGCAGCTGCGGGAATGGCAGGCCTCCCAGGAGGAGGCCGGGCACGCGACCGCGGCCGACGTCCCGGCACCGGCCTGGCAGCCCGCCGGCATCACGCCGGCCCTGTACCGCCGCGCGGTGTACGCGCTCGCCAAGGCGAACCTGGTCGAGCGCTACCTCGATTACGACAGCACCGGCGCAGCGGTGGAGCGCGCCGAGGAGCTGGGCGAGGTCATTGCCGACTACCGCCGAGACGCAGCCTGGGCGATCGCCGACATCGCCGGCCGCCGCCGCACCACCGTGGAGCTCATCTGATGGCGCGGGTGGTATACGCGCGGCAGGGCGACACCGTCGACCTGATCTGCCTGCGCCAGTACGGCCAGACCGCGGCGGTCACCGAGTTGGTCTACCGGGCCAACCCGGGCCTGTGCGAGCTCGGGCCGGTGCTGCCGATCGGCACGGCGGTCACGCTGCCTGACGCCGCCCCGCAGCCCGAACAGAACGTGGTCCAGCTGTGGGACTGAGCGTTTAGAACGATTCGACAGGAGCCGGCATGGCCGAACCGAACACCACTGCCGCAGCGACCGCCGCAGGCGCGATCACCGCAGCATCCATGCTGCCCGGCATCGACCCGAACACCCTGATTGGCGCCTGCGCCGGCGCGACCCTGTTCGTCATGAGCGCGCGCGACCTCTGCATCTTCACGCGCCTGATCTACCTCGCCATCAGCATCGCCATGGGGTACATCGGCGGCCCGCCCGTGCTCGGGCATTTGTTCGGAGAGCCCGCCGTAAGCGCCTTCGTCGGCGCCGCTACTGTCATCGGAGTCGGGCTCAAGATCATCAACAGCGTCGACGAGATCGACCTCAACAAATGGTTTCGCCCGAAGGGATAGCCATGATGGTCACTTGGCTCGCCAACCTGATCGCCGCGCTCGCCTGCATTGTCATTGCCGGACGGCTGCTGCTGTTCCGGCGAGGCTCTCGGCGCCATCGCCGCGTGTGGTCCGTGCTCGCCTGGATCCTGATCAACGCCAGCCTCGCGCTCGCCCTGCACCTGGCCCTCGGCATCGTCACCAAGGCAGCCGGAAGCTGGCCCCTTGCGCTCCTGCTCACAGTCGCCGCGTGTCAGGTAATCCGTGTCCGCGGCAATGCGGCCAAGCTCATGAGGATTCGCCCATGATTCTACGGTTCGGTGACGTCGGAGACCGCGTCGCGGCGTTGCAGAAAAAGCTGGTGCGCGCCGGCCACGACATCGCCATCGATGGCTGGTTCGGCGCTGCCACCGAAGCCGCGGTGTGCGCCTACCAGCACGCCGAAGGCCTCGTCGTCGACGGCATAGCAGGGCCGAAAACACTCGCGGCCTTGCGTGGCCGCCCGCTGCCGAAATCTCTCCGGCAGGCAGATATCGCACGGGCCGCGGACCGCCTCGGCGTCTCCGTTGCAGTAGTCCAAGCCGTCAACGAAGTCGAGAGCCGCGGCCGCGGCTTTTTCGACAACGGCGATCCCGTGATTCTCTACGAGCGCCACATCATGTACCGGCGCCTCGCCGCGCACGACATCGACCGCACGCGCTGGGTGGAAGAGAGCCCCGGCATCGTGAACCCGACCCCGGGTGGATATGTTGGTGGCCCCCGAGAGCACCAGCGCGTCGCGCAAGCGGCGGAGATCTCCGAACCCTGCGCCCTCGAATCCGCCAGCTGGGGCCTGTTCCAGATCATGGGCTTCCACTGGCAGGGCCTCGGCTACGACAGCGCGCAGGCCTTCGTCGAGCGCATGCACGAGAGCGAAGCCGCGCAGCTCGAAGCCTTCATCCGGTTCATCGAACGCGACCCAGCGCTGCTGCGCGCGCTGCGGCTGCGACGCTGGGGAGCCTTCGCCGCCCGCTACAACGGCCCCGCTTACCGCCGAAACGCCTACGACATAAAGCTCGCCCGCGCCTTCGAGCGCTACCACGAACAGGAGGCCGCATGAGCCTGATCGCAACCGCCCTCTCCGCCTTGGCCGGCCCGCTGTTCGACGTCGTCGACAAGGCCGTCCAGGACAAGGACCAGGCCGCCCGCCTCAAGGCCGAGCTGCAGCAGCAGCTCATCGGCGAGGCCGGCAAGCGCCTCCAGTCGCGGATGCAGGTCATCCTCGCGGAGGCCAACGGCCGCTCCTGGCTGCAGCGCAACTGGCGACCGCTGCTGATGGTCACCATCACCGCCATCGTCGCCAACAACTAC